AAACACAAACTGTGATTGAAGAGACTAAATCGGGTACTAAAAAACGTATCACAAAGTATAAGAAGCAGTCGCTTCCTGAAATCACAGCGATTAAATATTTACTCATTACAAAGTTCGGTATTGAGTATAACGAGAAAAAAGCAGAAATAGAACTGATGACCAAACGATTAGAAAAAGGTGAAGAGGTATGGATCAATGAATATCGTGATGAAGAAAGTATCAGTACTCCAAGAGTACGAAAACAATCCAAGAAACAATGATGCTGCAATTGATGCGGTCGCTAAGAGTATTGAGGAGTTTGGATTTAAAGTTCCAATTGTGATCACAAAAGATCATGTCATTATTGCAGGACATACAAGACTAAAGGCAAGTCTTAAGCTTGGACTAGATGAAGTGCCTTGTATTATTGCTGATGATTTAACAGAAGAACAAATCAAAGCATTCAGACTTGCAGATAACAAAACTGCTGAGCTTGCGACTTGGGACTTTGCTAAACTTGAAGAAGAACTAGCAAACATTGAAATGGATATGTCACTCTTTGGATTTGAGGAACTAGAAGCTAATGTACCAGATAATGCAACCGATGATGACTTTGATCCAACAGATGATCTATCAGATGCGCCTTATTCACAAAAAGGTGATGTTTATATCTTAGGTAATCACCGAGTGATGTGTGGCGACTCAACAGAAAAAACTGATGTTAAGAAACTGATCCAAGATGATCGGATAGATTTAGTTTTTACAGATCCACCATACAATGTCGATTATGAAGGTACAGCTGGAAAAATAATGAACGATAAGATGGAAGATAATACCTTCTATCTTTTTCTTTATAAAGCCTTTGAGAATATGTTTGAGCATACGAAACCAGGTGGTGCTATTTATGTATGTCATGCAGACACAGAAGGCATCAACTTTAGAAATGCTTTCAAGAATGCTGGGTATAAACTTGCAGAGTGTCTTATCTGGGTAAAGAATGCACTTGTTTTAGGTAGACAAGATTATCACTGGCGACATGAACCTATTCTTTATGGTTGGAGAGAAGGTGCTGCTCATTACTTTGTGGATGACCGTACTCAAGATACCATCTGGGAATATAACAAACCAAAACGAAATGAAGAACATCCTACAATGAAACCGTTAGAACTCGTCGGTAAAGCTATCGCAAACTCATCTAGAGTGAATGAGATAGTCTTAGATTTATTTGGTGGTTCTGGATCAACCATGATCGCATCTGATCAGCTTCAAAGAAGAGCAAGAATCATGGAACTGGATGAACGATTTGTGGACGTGATTGTAAAACGCTATTTAAAGTACAAAGTATCGCTTGATGATTGTTATCTCATTCGTAATGGAAAAGAGATACTACTTAGCCAAATCAACGACTTTCAGATATTGTCACTATAGTGAGCAAATCATGTCGAATTGACTTGCTATTTGATGCCTTTAGAGTGATATATAGTAGTAACCAAAAAAGGTTAGGAAAGAGGCAATAGCGATGAAAGTCAAATTTGAAACGAGAGCATTCAAAGAACAGATTATTCCACAGGATGATTTTGTAGTTGAGAAAGTTGTCGAGATATCACAAAGACAGTTTAATAAGTTCTTAGATGATATGCTTGGCGATTATGATTTCATAAAAGCTCACAAGGATTTAATGTACACAGACAGCAAAAACGTGTGGCACGCAATTTTAGTAACAACTAAAGCATTAGATTATGGAATCCTAGTACAGGCAGATGGTTCGAATTATGCTAGATACTCCGCATTTATTAGAAAAAGTGAGATAGGAGGATTTGATGATGGAAAAACAACAACCGCTTAAAGATTGGATTCAAGCGTTCAATAGTGGAAGCTTTGAATCAAGTGATGTAAAAGTTCAAATCAAAGCTGGCTGGTACGATTGGTTTTGTAAAGACTCAAGTTTAAAGAATAAAACCAAACGCATGGGCAATATCATCAAGCAAATTAAACCAGGCGGCAAGGTTGATCTAGATAACAGTTATGTCTGGTTCAAGAACAATTGTCCACTTCAAGGTAGTCTTTATGATGATTTTAGAATTGCAGATTTAGAATCCGATGTTACATTGATTGTCGTTCAACTTAACTCGCCATGGCATGATAAGACGTACACAGTCTATGAACGATTAACACACTATGAAAAAGTTGTATTCTCAACGGACTCAGTTAAAGAACTTGTTAAGTGGTTAAACGAAGGGTGGGATACGCATGTATAACTATTACAACAGACATCCCAAAGGCATCAAAACTGGTGACTGTGTGGTCAGAGCAATTTCAACAGCATTTGATAAAGACTACATGGAAACAAGAAGAGAACTCAATCAGAAAAAACGTGAATGGAGTTTCACCAGTTACAAGGATACAGAGTTTATCTATAAGTATTTAGAGAATCGACCAAGATACATTTTTAAAGCGGTTAAGGGTGAACCCAGGATTAAAGGTACAGGCTTTGCACAACTACATCCAAAAGGAACGTTTATATTAAAGATGGCAGGACATATTAGTGTTTGTAAAGATGGTGTCATACTAGACATTTGGGATTGCACCTATAGAAGTGTTTATACAGCATGGAGAATTGACGAGGAAACAACATGAAAGTAAATTTTATAAGAAAACCAACACCAGAGGAACTTATCCCTCAAGACGAATTTATAGTCGAAAAAACAATAATCCTAGAAAGTGAAGTATTTGAAGGATTCATCAGAGACCCATTAAACGACTATGATTTCATCAAAGAACATCTAGAACTGATGTATTGCGATAAGGAAGGTATATTTCACTGCTTGTTAGTCACATCGGATAAACATGACTTTGGTATCCTGGTTGAAAGTGAAGGATATCATTACGCAAGGTATGCAGCATTCATACCACTCATCAAAAACAAAACAGAAAACTAAGGAAGCGAGCAAGCTTCCTTTTTAACTATTTAAAGCGAGGATAACAAATGAAAATTATAACAAGTGAATCTGTCTTTAAAGGACACCCAGATAAAATATGTGACCAAATTAGTGATGCAATCTTAGATGCACATTTAGAACAAGACAGAAATGCAAGAGTAGCAGTAGAAACAGCCATCAAAGATGATGTTGTTTTTATCTTTGGTGAGGTCACATCTAAAGCTTCAGTGAATTATAAAGAAGTGGTACTAGACACATTAAAAGAAATCGGATATGATGATCCATTCGATGTGATTGAAAAGATATCCAAACAATCAGATGATATTGCACTTGGTGTGAATCATACGAATGATCATGAACAAGGTGCAGGTGATCAGGGCTTAATGTTTGGCTACGCTTGCAAAGAAACGCCTGAATTAATGCCTTTACCAATCGTAGTGGCACATGACATCGCAAGAAGCATTGACGAGCTTAGAAAGGCAAAGTATGGCCACGTGTTTGGACCAGATGGTAAGTGTCAAGTTTCTGTTGTTTATGAGAACGATGAACCGATTGCATATGAAACAATCGTAGTGTCTGCTCAAACAAAACATGGCATTCAATTAGATTATGCTAAAGAGATAATCTTAGATGAAGTATTGAAACCACTCATCGGTGAAGATCTTTCTCACATTCAAGTCTTAATCAATCCAACAGGTGCTTTTGTCGTTGGTGGACCATATGGAGATTCTGGATTAACAGGTAGAAAGATTATTGTTGATACCTATGGTGGTTATGCTAAACATGGCGGTGGTGCATTTTCTGGCAAAGATGTGAGCAAGGTAGACCGCAGTGCGGCTTACTATGCTAGATTTGTAGCAAAAGCCCTTGTAGCGGCTAATTTGGCAGACAGGTGCGAAGTTAGTGTGTCCTATTCCATCGGAGTAGCAAACCCAGTAAGTGTATCGGTTGATACCTTTGGAACAGGGGTTACTTCGGATGAGGTTCTATTGAAGTTGATTAAAGAGAACTTCAACTTTACACCATCAAGTATTATCAAAGAATTAAACCTGGACAAGGTGAAGTTTAAACCCTTAGCAGCTTATGGACATATTGGACGTGTGGATCTTGATGTTGCTTGGGAACAAGTAGACGCTAAAGCAAAACAACTAAGTGAATCTTATGAGAAAACCAAAAGAGCTACACAGGTTCTATAAATCGAAGGCTTGGCTTGTTGCTCGCAATATCAAAACAAACGCCACACAGGGCAAGTGTGAGCGGTGTGGTGCAATTGGTGAAGAGGTACACCATAAGATTAGGTTAACAGTTGATAATGTCAATGACACCAACATAAGTCTGAATCAAGATAATCTGGAGTTGTTATGTAGGGATTGTCATAATGAAGAACATGAAAGATTTAAAAAGAAAGAAGTATTATTTGATTCCGATGGGAATTTCATAGTATAACTGGTATAATAAAACAAAGTAAAAAGGAGACCCAATCTTGTGAAAACACTGAATGTTAAGGACTTTAATATAGGAAATCTCAAAGCAGAATTTTATTCAAGTTTTGAAAGAACAATAGAGATAAGAGTTTCAAAAGATGAAAAATACGACGTATTTGAGATTGGTTATATTAAATACAATGATAAAAATATTGTACTTGCTGTTATAGAAGGCACCGATGAAAATATGAATGAAACAAAGATACCTTTAATTGCACAAACTGAATCAAAGGATAAGAAAGAATATATAATAATATTTGATTATGAGACCTATAAAAGGATGGATGAGCAAGCATTCAGATGGTACATTGCCCATGAAGTTGGTCATGTTATTTGCATAGAGAATGGAAAAGGATATTCGAATCTATCCTATGAAGAAATAGTAAAAGAGGTTAACGAGGGTAAGGTTAATCAACATGAACATGAAGCTGATTTAGAGGCAGTAAAACTTATGAAAAATAAAAATACATTCATAAAATCGTTAGAGTATTTAATTACACGTTCTAACATGCAAGCAGATGCACATTCAGAATTTGAAATAGTTCGAAGAAAGTCATTAGAATTAAGAATTAATGCTATAAAAAACTATAACCCCCCCTCTTAATATTGAAATAATTACCCAGGGTACCGCATGGGTGGGCTTTTAAAAAATGGATGGCAATTTTTTTGAAAATTTGGAATTTAGGTGCAGAATATGAAACCCTTTTTAGATGAAAGCAAAATAAATAGGTTTAGAGAACTCATTAATTCATCACCCATTTTTTATAGAGATGAAAAGCACGCCAATAATTGGAACTTAATCTGTGCATTTATGGATAGGATAGACGACTCAATAAAATCTCTAACTGCTCATGATTTTCTTGCTGAAGATACCCGCTCAACTGATAATTTAATTTTATTTATAGTTCATACTGATATTATTGTTGAATCAATTAATAAGCTCTTTGATAAGCTAGGAATTGATAATCCACTAAAAGATAAAATTGATATATTTAATCAACTAGGCGATGGACGAGGAACAGATAATAAGTTCTTTAAACACCTAAGAGCTTTATCATTTGCCCATTCAATTGAAACTGCGCATGCAAGTCCATATGTGAAAAAGGGTGAAACCCAATACTCACCGTACATAATGAACCATTCATTATTTCAGGAAAACTATATCACCATTAGTGTTTATTCCTCGATAGAAGAGAATGATATGAATACTATTAGAATTCCTAAGTTGCAGCTCATTAGGTTTGTTGAGAGCAGATACGATTTAGTTGATTACTTAAATGATTATCTACAAGAAGAGGTTACAAATCATAATGATCAACAAATTAGTGATGTTATAGAAATTTTAGAAGATCCAATTCAAACGTTGTCAAATTTAAAACAAGCAGCGGTTAGAAGATATGATGACTCACTTATTAACTACATTGATGAGATCATCTATACTTTAAAATATCAAACATCAAATGAGAAAAATCAGAATGCTGTTGATAAGCTGAAAGACTTTATTATAACTGCGATTAGTGAGTTTATAGCCTTGTACCAGATAATGGATGACTCACATTACAATCATGTATTTATGTCTGCTTTGAGTTTTCAATGGAAGACTGATATTCCAATGGCCCATTATATGTTAGAAAAAATCAGATTGTATTTGATTGAAGAGTATGGTCCTAATGTGTATAATTTCGATCAATCAAGTCCATATGATCCAAATACTGAGTCTAATGTTGAATGGGGATTTCAACAATTGAAGATATTCAAATCAGTATTGGCTGATGATTATGTAGAAATAGATTATCATATGCCATTCAAGGAGATACAACTTTTAGTATCAGCAGCACTATATTTGAATCATGTTGCCAAAAAAGGATAAAGTCACTATAGTGGCTTTTTTCAATAAAAAAACAATGTTTGAATTGAATTATTCATTTCAACTAAACATTGTTAATTTACAGTTACTTTTTCTTCTTGCAATTAAGTAATAGATTGAGAATTGAGACCAATAAACCTATTAAAGAAATCACTACTCTTAAAGAATCTAGACTCACAGCATTTCACCTTTTTCTAGAGGTTATGCATTGATAAAACAAAAAGCAATGCAAAAATTTAACTTTGCATTACCCGACATACCTTTTTTTACCTAGTCAGTTTCTAGTTCTATGTCCGACGTTTTTACCTCTGTCGATGAGTAGTGATTTCTTTCGAGTTTGACCTGTTCTCTCAGTTTAAAAGCCTTTTACCTGTATGGTCAGTTTCTTGGTAATATTTAGAGTTATCCTCTAACTATATTATACTAAAAATACTACACAAAATCAAATATCACTATACTGAATGAGCGAGGTAATGAGCTATATGAATAAAGTGAAAGTTGAATATGAGCGACTTCGGTCGCTTTTTTCATCGGTTGATGAAACAAAAACAAAACTGGTTGACAATCTTATTGAACAAGCAGCATTTATGAAGATTGAACTTGGAATCCTTCAGGACCAAATAAGAAAACATGGAGCTATTCAGATATCAAATAAAGGTGCTCAAAGACAAACTGAAGCAGCGAAGTATTATACAAAACTAGTGAATTCATATGGAACAGTCATCAAAACACTTAATTCAATAATGGGTAAAAACATTATTGAAGAAGATGATGATTTTGACAAGTTCATTGGTAGAATGTCATAATGAATTATTTAATTAAATATTATGATGAGATTCAAAAGGGAAATATCATAGTTGGAAAAGAACTATTGACAGTCTTAGAATCACTCATTAAAGATATTGATAACCCAAGATACATTTTTGATGAACGTCCTGGGAATATTCGAATCGAGTTTATTGAAACTTTTTGTAAACATACCAAGAGTCCATTTAATGGTGAACCATTTATTTTAGAACTATGGGAGAAAGCAATCCTTCAAGCAGCCTATGGATTTAAGATGGCGGAAACAAATCTAAGAAGATTCAATGAAGTAATACTACTCATAGCTAGAAAGAATGGTAAGACAACATTTATTGCAGGCATAGATCTGGCAGAATTCTTTCTATCAAAAGGTGGTGTCGATATTGTATGTGCATCTAATACCTCAGAACAAGCTAACATCTTATTTGATGAAATCAATAATATGCGAGAAGGCTCAAAAGCTCTATCCAATGAAAAAAGAAGTAAAAAAAATATCTTCCACATATACTCGCCAAAAACCAAAAACAAAATAAAGAAACTATCTGCTCAATCAAGAAATAAGGATGGCTACAATATTGAGGTTGGTTGTATTGATGAAGTTCATGAAATGACTGATTCAAAAGTCTATGATGCCATAAAACAAAGTCAATCAACCAAAGAAGAACCACTAATTTTTATTATTACAACAGAAGGTAATACAGTAGGTGGATTCTTAGATAGTAAACTTGATTATGTTAGAAAGATGATCAAAGGGGAGATTGACGATGAACGAGTACTTCCTTGGTTATATACTCAAGACTCAATTAATGAAATCTATGAAGATAAGAATACATGGCAAAAAAGTAACCCAAGCTTAGGCACTGTAAAGACTTACTCCTACCTTGAGGATTTAATGAATAAATCCAGACACGACCTAGCTACACGAGTTACGATGCTTTGTAAAGATTTCAACGTAAAACAATTAGAACAAGGATCATGGTTAACATATAATGATCTAAATAATGAAGCAACCTATGATATCAATGAGCTAAGAAACAGTTACGCCATTGGAGGTGTTGACTTATCATCGACAACTGACCTTACAGTTGCTCTATTATTATTGATAAAAGATGGTAAGAAGTATGTTATTCCACAATTCTTTATGCCGAGTGAAGTTATTAAGCGCAGAAAAGAAGAGGATAACGTACCATATGATATTTGGGTTCAAAGGGGATTGATTACAGTAACTGAAGGTAATCAAAATGACTTCACACTAGTTACACAGTGGTTTTTAATGATGATTAGAACATATGAGATTAGACCTTTATGGGTTGGGTATGATCCCTGGAATAGTCAGTACTGGACTAAAGAAATGGAAGATTTAGGTTTTGAAATGGAAAAGGTCAGACAAGGGATATATTCCTTATCAGAACCGATGAAACAATTAGAAGCAGATCTAAAAAACGGTAATGTGATATACAACAATAATCCAATAATGAAATGGAATTTATCGAATACCCAAGCTAAGATAGATATTAATGGAAACATTCAACCATCAAAACTTGGTAGTAAATATAAAAGAATTGATGGAGCTGTAGCACTTATCATTGCATATTCGGTTCTTAATAGATACAAGATTGAATATGAGAATATGTTATAATTTATGTGGGTGATTCAAATGGATATTAACGATATTGAGAGCAAAGTCAAGATGATTTCTAAGTTTTTAAGTAAAGAAAGTATAGATGACAATTATGAAGATATAAAACAAACGGTTAGCGAGATAATTACACCTACTATAATTTCTTATGTCGAAATTGATAGATTGTTTCTTTTTAGGGCAAGAAAACTTAATGCTTTAATTAATTTCGATAATTTATCAGCTCAGGATATTTTTATGCCACCAGCTGAGTTAACTGAAATGGGAAGGGGAAATATGAAAAGAAAGCCAGTGCTTTATGCGGCATTGGATCCTGTAACAGCTATAAATGAGACAGGAATAAAAGAGAATGATTATTTCTTGCTTGGATGTTTTGAATTGCTAGAAAATGGTGGCTCTCACTCAAAAGAGAGAACATGTGTAATAGGAATTACTAAAAACGATAAAAAAGAAGATCCTATTATGAGAATTGCACAGGGGATCTCATCGAATTTCTTATATACTGAGTTCACCAGAGAAATTACAAAATGGAATAAAAATAGATACTATATATCTAATGCTATTGTCGATCATCTTTTTAATAAGATGAATTTTAGAAGTGTCATATATCCATCGGTTATCAATAATAAACGACTCAATATATTGCTTAACGAACAAGCAGCTAGTGATAGATTAGCATTTGGCTATATGTATGTTTGTAAAATGCTTGAAGTAAATGGAACTCAGTTTAAAGCCCACATTTATAAAAGCCTAGATGATACAACAACCAAAAATGAACTTAAATGGAGAAAGCTTGATAATCAAAGGTTATTCACATATAAAAGTGAAGGACCTAAGGATCAAGTAGAAGTTATTAAAAAACGAATGTGTAAGCATTTTGAATAGTTTTTAAGGAGGTCTATATGGCCATATTCAAACGAAAGAAAAAACAGGGCTCAGTTGAGACCTTTAAATTTGTAAATGAAATAAATCTACCACTTACAAGCTTTGGAAATAACATCTCAAAATCAGATGTCGTAAAGATTGCGATTGATAGGATAGCAAGTCAGTGTGCAAAACTAAAACCAAGATATATAAAGAAAGCGAATGATAAGACAGTTACAGAGAAATCTGGCAAACTGTCTTTTATTTTAAAGCATCAACCGAATGAGGTCATGACCCCTTATCAATTTATCTATATGGTGATTACGACGTTGTTGATGAACGACAATGCATTTATCTATCCTATGTTTGATGGTTCAACCGGTGAAATCAAAGCTCTTTATCCACTTAAACCGTCCATCGTTGAGCCAATCATAGATTCAGGTGGTAGTTACTATTTAAAGTTTAGCTTTGACAGTACGGATTCCTTCACGATTCCATATGAGAACATTATTCATATTAAAAGGTTTTACCATACGAATCAGATCTTTGGAGGATCAAGTTCAAAAGGTGACCAAGAAGCACTCTTAAAGACTATACAAATCAATGAGAATGTACTTCAAGGCATTGATAATGCTCTTAAAAGTTCCATGCAAATTAAGGGACTTCTTAAAATGAGTGCCATGCTAAGTGAGACAGATAAAAAGAAACAACTGGATTCATTTAACGAGATACTCAAAGAGTCCATTAGAAATAAGGGCAGTTCAATTATTCCTGTGGATTTAAAAGGTGATTATGTTCCTTTAACAACAGACCCAAAACTAATAGATAAGGACACCTTAGAGTTTTTACAATCAAAAATCCTAGATTACTTTGGTGTATCAGTTCCAATCTTTCATTCCAAATATACAGAAGATGAGTTCAACTCATTTTATGAACAAACCATCGAGCCTTTAGCCATTCAAATGTCTGAGGCTTTTTCTTTAGGCTTGCTTACTCAAAATGAAATCATGCGTGGTGAAGAGATTATCTTTTACAGTGAAAGACTTCAATACGCATCCTGGAACACAAAGGTTACAGCTATTGAAAAACTCATGGGGTTAGGCATTATGTCACTGAATGAATCAAGAGGGTTGTTAGGACTTGAACCTGTTGAAAACGGTGATAGAAGATTACAATCACTCAATTACGTCGATGCTACAAAAGCAAACGAATATCAAGTAGGGAAGGATGATTTAAATGAAAGTAACAATTAATGGTAAGGTTTCAAAAGATGTATTAAATACTGTTTTAGAAGAACAAAAAGAAAAAATTAATACAATCGAAACCTTTTGTAAGACACACAAAATTAATGAGTTTTCATACAAGGACAATGAGCTTGAATACGTGTATGAAAAGCAAGCAACAAAACCTAAGGAGGTTGAGAAACGATGAAGAAAGAAACCAGAATAGCAGAAGTTAGGCTAGAAGAAACCGATGACAAGATGGTCTTAGAAGGTTATGCGATCGTTTATGATGAACCCACTTTAATAGGTGATGAATCCTATGGGTTTATCGAAAGTATTAGTAGAAGTGCAATCACGGATGCAGCAATCAAAGATGTACCAATGAAGTATAACCACATGGACTCATTTTTAATCATTGCTCGAACTAAAAACGGCTCACTTACTCTAACAAGTGATGATGTCGGATTAAAGGTTAGAGCTGAGTTACTAGATACACAAAGCAATCAAGATATCTTTAAGATGGTCAAATCAGGCTTGTTGGATAAGATGAGCTTTGCATTTGTTGTAAGTGAGCAGGAATGGAATCGTGATGGTGATATTCCAAAAAGAACTATCAGAAAGATTGAACGTTTATATGATGTTTCAATCGTTGACACACCCGCTTATGATAAGACTTCGATTTATGCTCGTTCTTTAGAGGCTATGGACTTAGAACTAAAGACTATGGATTTAGCAGAGAAAAATATGAAGGCTGAACTTATAAGAAAAAAACTAAATTTGAAAATAAAAATAGGAGAATAAGAAGATGAATTTAGAAAAAAGAAGTAATGAAATTAAAGCACGCATCACTGAAATCAAAGGTTTGATTGGTGCGGAAGTAACACTTGAAGTGTTAGAACAATTAGAAGCTGAAGTTGATGAATTGAATAAAGAGAAAGATACAATCGAAAGAAAGCTCGCTATTCAAAATAAAACGAAAATCAACCCTGTTGTTATTGAAAGATCTAATCATGTGGACAAAGATCAATTAGAAACACGTGGTAAAAATTTAAGAGAAAGTAGAGTCATTCAAGTTTCAAGTGAAGAGATTCTATTACCTGAACACGTTGCCGATGGCATCGCACCGCATCCATTTGCACAAGTATCTGCATTAGTGGATAAGGTAAAAGTTGTGAACTTAAATGGTGGGGAAACCTATAAGAAATCTTTTGTTAAAGGTAGCGGTATTGCTGGTTTAACTGGAGAGGGTGAGCCTTATTCAGAAACAGAACCAGAGTATGGTTATTTAACAATCACTAAGGTGAAAGTTACTGCTTATACAGAAATCACTGAAGAGTTAGAAAAACTACCTAACTTACCATATCAAGCTGAAGTCTTAAAGAACATTAATCTATCACTCAAAAAGAAGATTAGTGAACAAATCCTAAGAGGTCCAGGTACATCCAATACATTCACAGGAATCTTTAGTGATAAGGCAATCGCTTTATCGGATACTGCTGATTTAGAAATCACATCGATTACTGACTCAACATTAGATGATATCATCTTTGCTTATGGTGGTGATGAAGAAGTCGAAGGTGGAGCATACTTAATCCTTAACAAGAATGATTTAAGAGCATTTGCTGGCTTACGTACTGCAGAAGGTAGAAAAGTCCACACGATTGACTACATCAACAACACGATTGATGGTATTCCATACATCATTAATTCTCATTGTAAGGCTATATCAGATACAAACACTGCAGCTGGAGAATATGGTCTTGCATATGGATCCTTACTCAATTATGAAGTGCCTGTTTTCTCACCTGTTGAGATTAGCAAGTCTAATGATTACAAGTTTAAAGATGGCATCATTTGCTACAAGGCGTCCGTATTTACAGGCGGTAACGTTGTAGGATATAAAGGCTTCTTAAGAGTTAAAAAGAAAGCCTAAGCAAGACTAGAATAGAGGTTAGAATATGGGACTACTTGAAACAGTAAAAAAATCACTATTGATTCCAATCAGTGAAACATATGCTGATGATGAATTAAATAATCACATCAGTGCATGTAAAAACTTACTCGTATCGACAGGGATTACACCAACAGTTGTAGAGAACCATCCGTTAGCTCATTCGCTAGTGGTTATTTACTGCAAGACCTTCTTTGGATTTAAAGTAGATGGTTCTGTTAAAGATTTACCAAAGAGTTTTGATATGCTCTTGAATCAATTAGCATTATCAAGTGGTGATTATCATGTTTCCGAGTAGTCCTAATATTCGACTGACTTTATTAAAGATCACATTAGTTAAAGATGAGATCGGCAATCAAGGTTATGGTTTCATTTCTAAAAAAGAAGTCATTGGCATTTCAAAGTCAGTAACGTCTAAAGAATATTATGAAAGTAAAAAGAACGAATATAAAGTAGACATGGCACTTAAGGTTCAAAGCTTCTTGTATGACGGAAGCAAGTACGCAATCATCGATGACTTGATTTATCAAATTGAACGAACATATTTACAAGGACAGTTTTTAGAACTTTACTTGATGGAAATAAAAATGAAGGTGAGTGATATTCATGGCTACATTGAATGATTTTGTTGATGAAATTAATCATGAAATATCAGAATATGCAGAGTCAGTTAAAAAGGAACTTGAGCTAAAACTTGATGAAACGGCAGCTTTGATATTAGAGTATGTTATTTCTAATACACCTAGAAGCGGTAGAAAAGGTGCGATGGCAGATGAGTTTATAAAGACTGACATTGGTGAAGGTCACACTAAAACCATTGTTATCCATGCAAAAGAAAAGGGTAGATTGGTTCATTTGATTGAATTTGGTTTTCAACATAAGAGTGGAAAGTATGTCGCTGCAAGACCTTTCATGAGACCTGCATTTGACTACTTTACACCCAAAATGCTGGATGATATTAGGAGGATTATACGTGGGAACTAAAGAAAGATTAACATACGTTTATGGACTCCTTAATGACGTACTACCTGGTAATGTTCATTATGCTCTTTATGTAACTGAAAACGCTGAACCGCCTTTTATTGTCTACCAGGAATTAAATAAAAATCCAAAGGTCTATGCAGATGATTCTTATTTAATCAAGCAAGTTACGATTCAAATCACACTTGTTACCAAAACAAAAGATACAACAATTGAATCTAGTTTAGAAGAAGTATTACAAAATGCTGGTATTGATTTTAGAATGATTAGCGAATATTCACTCATCGATACAGGCATTTATCGAATTTATGAAATAAAGATGGAGGAATATAAAAATGAGCAATAAAGTAACATTTGGACTTAAGAACGTCCATTATGCAATTGCAACACCAACCGAAGATGATACATGGGATTTTGGTACACCTAAGAAACTACACGGAGCTCAAGAACTTAGTGCAGAAGTCATTGCAGGTAAAACAGATGTTTATGCTGATGATAAAATTGTCGCAACCCTAGCATCAAGTAGTGGATCAAATATCACCTTAAAGTTAACCGAACTTGACGATGATTTCAAAGTGGATATATTAGGATTTGCAAGAGATTCTAATGGCAACCTTGTAGAGATTGTTAATCATAGAACTAAAACATTCGCACTTGGATATGAGATTCAAGGTGATGTGAAATCAAGACGTATTTGGTATTTCTTGTGTACTGCAAGTCCAGTTAGTGATGCGACTAAAACAAAAGCAGAATCAATCGAACCGAATGCGGTTAGTATTACAATTACAGCTAGACCAATTGAGGTTGGCAATGTATCTGTGATTAGAACGATAGCAAAATTTGGTGACACAAATTATCAACAGTTCTTTGCACAAGTTCCGACATTACCTGTCATAGGTGTATAGTATGGAAAAAACAATTAATCTAAGAGGTGAGGATCTTAAACTAAGGTCTTCACTTTTTACTATTATTTCGTATCGTAACGTATTTGGAACTGAGTTATTCAGTGACATTAAGAAGCTTGAAAACTTGAATAAAGATGAAACGGATGCAGCATTGGTCATCGATATTCTTTTTAGAATTATCTACATTCTGCACAAACCATATACAAAAAAGAGCTATGATGAGTTCTTGATGGACTTGGATTTTAGCGTATTATCTGATGTAAAGGAACTTGAGAACATTTCAAATACAATTACCCTAATGTTAGGTGGTAATGAAGGTACACAGGACCCAAAGTAGATATACAAGATGAGCAAAACACAACCGCCAATATCATTTATAACCTTGCTCATCTTGGCATCTCAATAAAGGATACAGAGTACTTCGATATTGATGTATATGCAATGCTGATTGAGCTCGAGGTCAAAACACTATCCAATGAACCACAAATGAAAAGAGCAACTCAAAGAGACATAGATTTGTTTTTACTATAAATAGATAATTTGGTATAATTTATTTATAATTGATTTCGAGGGGAACGAAGCCGTGAACTATTTTAAAGAACTTGTCTGGTACAAGAAAATATTATTCATATTAGTGTTGACTATCTCATCTCCAATTTTACTAGTTGTATCAATAATGGCTTTAGTAATCTTTTTCATTGTCATTATTGTTCCTTCTCCGTTTGAAATGATAAAGTACAAAAGATCCCCTTACTATCAAAATCTAAAGAGAAAATACAATTTTGCAATTACACGAAGCGAATCGTACGAGCTCTATAATTATTTATTTTCCATATCTAAACATGAAAAGATAGATTTTAGCAAGGATCAGTTTATTTCAGATGATGAGAACATTTATATTTGGTTTTATTATGACGAGATTTGGTATGACGAGAAATCAAACATTTGGATGACTTCAATGCATGAAGGTGCAAAAGCAATTGAGTTAGAAACTTTTACAAAAGACATGATTGAAAAAGTGACAGCTGACATCTCATATAAAAAAATTAATTTTTTAGTTCAAGAGGACATATTCACAGATGATGAATTCGATTTAGTTTCAACAGATTCGAGGTTCTTAGTCTATAAAGATATAAAAGATTTAGCTCATAAATTGGTATAAATTTTAATAGTTAGAAATTATTCAAGGACGAAAGTCCTTTTTTAATTGTAGTTAAGGAGGTGAGTACGATGGCTGAGACAATTAAAGGCATAAATATTAAGTTAAGTCTTGATGGCAAGGATCTTGACAATGAATTAAAAGAGATTAATAAAGAGCTCAAAGAACAGCAAAAAGACCTGCGTGCCATTAATACAAACCTAAAGTATGACAGCTCTAACGTTGAGCTTTGGCGTAAGAAGCAAACCCAATTGAATAAGATGCTTGAAACGACTAAAAAACGCTTAGATACGCAAAATAAAGCGTTAGAAAAGGCAAAACAAGGTCTCAAACTTGGTACAACATCAGATGCTGAATTTAGAAAGGTTCAACGCAATGTTTCTTATAGTGAATCTGAAGTAAAACGACTTAATAACGAGTTAGACAAAACAAAATCAAAGATTAAAGATTTAGGCAATGCTAAGTTTGACAATATCACAAAGGTTGGTAGCATCTTAACCAAAAGTCTCACGGTTCCTATTCTAGGTGCCGTTACTGCTTTAGGTGTACTTGCTAAAAAAGGTGCTGACACTGCTGATGCACTTAACGATACTGCTCAAAAAATAGGGATGTCCATTGAAGCTCTACAAGAGTGGAATCATGTAGCAACCATCGCTGGTACTGAGACAGGTAGTTTAGAGCGTGCTTTTGTAAAGGTTAACTCAATACTGGCTGATATTGCATTAGGCGATGTTAAGAATATTGCTGGTCCACTTCATGCTCTTGGTATTTCAATGGAAGATTTAGAAGGCAAGGACACGAGTGAAGCTTTTGAGATTATGAGAGATGCCTTATCGAAAGTTGAGGATCAATCATTAAAGACTGCACTTGCTAACCACTTATTTGGTGACAAATTAGGTTCTGAGCTACTTCCAATGCTTAATATGGAATCAGAAGCTATCAACGAATTAAGAGAACAAGCAAGGGCACTTGGTATCATTACGAGTGAACAAGCTGAAACAACTGGTGCATTTAATGATTCGCTGGATAAATTAAAACAATCAACAACAGCACTTTCAGTCGAACTTGCTGTGGCACTTGTTCCAGCTATGCAAAATGTCGTTGAAGCGATCACGAATAAACTCATACCCGCAGTAAGTAATATGATTTCATGGTGGACGAATCTTAGTAGTGGCACACAGCAACTGATTGGTTTCTTAGTTGGACTTGCAGCTGCCGTTGGACCCGTATTAAACATCATCGGTAAAGTTGGTCCGATATTAAAGATAGTAGCTGTTGCTTTAAAAGGTGTCGGTGCAGCTGGTGCAATCGCTGGCATTGGTATTAATGCTGCAACTTTAGGTATTGGTGCTTTGATTGCCATTGTAGTTATGGCTTTAATGCGTAGCGAAAAGTTCAAAGAGCTATTAGAAAAACTCATGGAGACTTTTATGAGACTCCTAGAACCCATCTTGAAGATAGTTGAAGTTTTAATGGATGCATTAATGCCTATCGTTGAGATAGTTATCAATATATTCACAAGACTTATTGACATATTAGTGCCGATCATCGATATGATACTAGCTCCAATGATTAAACAACTCGAATTTCTAGGTGATATCTTTGAAATGATTTCACCACTCATTGAAATTGTTGGTAATGTTTTACAAGCAATCCTAGTTCCTGCATTTAAAGCATTAGAGTTCATTTTAAATCCGATATTAGACATATTAGAAACGATTATTGGATTCTTCACAAAGATATTTGATTTTGCAGGTAGTGTTGGAGATGTTGTTGGTGGTGTTTTAGGTGGTATTGGTGATACGATTGGAAATGTTGTCGGTGGTATTGGCAATTTTATTGGAGATGTAGCAGGTAAAGTTGGAGATTTTGTTGGCGGTGTAGCAAATAAAGTCACAGGTATTGCATCAAACGTTGTTGATACGGTATCAAACTTTGCAGGTGGTGCAGTAAAAGGTGTAACAGATGTTGCTAATAATATCGTCGATGGTGTTTCAAACTTTGCTAATAACACCAAAGAAAAGGTCGGTGGCATATTCGGTAAAGTTGGCGGTTGGTTCAGTGATACATTCAATCTTAAAAAGACTTCAAATACGAGTAACCAAACGTCAAATAAGAGCACAACCAATAATGCAATCACCATCAATACAACGGCATCCACTTTTGATATTGATTCAATCAACAGAGCGTTAGGTGGTAAGTTTATATGACAAGAAGATTTTACTTAGAGAATGAACATGGCCAACAATTCCATTTTAAGTATCACAGTGGTGTCTTACTATCGAATGTTTTAGGATTAGGTTTTCAACTTAATATGACGTACTTGAAATATGGACATATCCATAAGACGGTCAAAAGAGAAACGCCTTTAACAGAAATCAGTGGACTGCTCAATTTTATGGATGGGTATCAAGGGTATCAACGATTTATCGACTACTTAAATCAAGGTCGAGATAATTTAAAACTATACTATGTTTCCAATGATATAAAGTATGTTCACGTTGACGTGGTTTCATTAAGCAAAGCAGAGATAAAAGCTGGATTACTAAGCTGTGAAATTACATTGAACAAGAAGAGTTATTGGATTAAAGAAAGACAAATCATCATCGATATAACTGAAGTTCTTGATGGTAAGGTTTATCCTTACCCATATGCTTACACCTATCAAATTACACAAGAAGGACAAACGACGATTGATGTCGGTGGTTCATTTAATGCGAATGTGATTATTGAAATGGAAGGGTCAGTCGATCATCCAGAAATTAATGTGACCCAAAATGGGATATTGGTCTCAAGTCTACGATTAAACTTAGTCGAAGAAGATATCAAAATACAAATATCATCCGTAGCTGACAATAAATATTTGAAAATGATTAAGAATGACATTGAAACAGATATCTACGCACACCAGGATTTTGAAAAAGATAATTTTATCGAGCTAAAACCAGGTAGGAATACATTAGAGTTTAAATCTGGTGTGATGGAAGATACGTTATGTAAAGTTCATATCTTTGAATATCATCTGGGGTGATTACTATGGACTTGATTATATTAGATCACTTGAATTTCACATATAAAGATCATGCTTATATAGGTGATGAGTTTGAAATTATACATGACATCGTTATTACGCAAAAATCCCATTTCAAGATCAATAAAAGTAAGCTTAATGTAGCAGTTGGTGATTATGTTTATGTAAAAGAAGATGGTGGTTACTTTGGTATCGTAGAAAATATCGAAGATGAAAAAACGCATCTTGTTATTGCGAGTGTTGATTTTAAAGAGTTATTTAAAGTAGAAGTGTTAGTCGAAAGTTTCAACGGAAATATCGCAACCTATATAGAAGAAATAATTAGAAAAACATATCTTCAAAACAGTGATACCAAACAAAACTTAAACTACCTAAGCATCAGTGTGGAAACATCGAAGCTGGGTAGTTTTGTTTTTGATGCGGATAAAGTCATGACGATTTATGAACTTTTGGAACTGGCTAACCGGATGTATGGTGTTTATATCAAACATGAAGTGGTTTTTAATGATGGAAGTTTTAGTGGTATTTTAATAAGAATCGTTAATGTGACAAGAGGCTTAAAGATAAAAGCAGATAGCCTTATATTAGAAGATTTAATCATCAATGATTCAAGTAAAGAAAGCACAAATAAAGCCATCTATTATCCAAAGACAAGCAACTTATTCTTTAAGGATACAGTTATTTATTACTTATTAACTGATGGCACCATCACAAAAGACAATACAAGTAATCTAAGGTATCCGAAAGTCATATCAAAGGTTGAGACTTATTCAGATAACGACTACTTAGATTTAGAGACAAAAGTTCGCTCAGTTCTTAGTGTTGATAAGACAGATCATCAAATTAGTTTTATGATCCAAAAAAAGAATCACTCGTTAGATGTTTTAAGAACATTAGATATTGGTGATTTCGTTGAGTTTATTTATAAGGGTAAACGCTATGATTCTTTGGTTACCGGTATTAAGTATACAAATACTTTTGAAGTAGCAACCATCACACTTGGTGAGTATCGCTTGAAACTGACTGAGAAGATTCAAATATTAAGCAAAAACGTAAATAGTAAGGTAGGGAATGTCACAGTGAATAATAGTGGTTATTCTGATTTAGATGGAGGAGAGTTTTAATGGGAGTTCAAAAAATAACCTTTGATGGTTCAAGTGTAACATCAAAACATGATGCAGACTTAAATGATTTTATCTTTGCAGTAGGTACTGGTGTCTTGCAGGGAAGTAGAGGCAGTGTGTTTTATACGCTTGCCAATAATACTATCACATTTGAGGATGGGTATGTCATGGTTCAAGGTAGGTTAATCTATATTGAAAATAATACGCAAGTCGTCGTTACACCAAATGCAAATCGACTTGGATATGTCGTTTTAAATGTCGATTTAACAAGTAATGAAGTCTCAATCTATGTAAAAGAACAAGCATCTACCTATCCTAACTTAGTTCAAAATGATTTAAGTAGTGGTCAAGGTCAGTACGAGTTTGCATTATGTGCGTATTCAAAAACAACAACATCAGTAACACTAAATAATATGTTTAATAGACAAACTTTACTAAATGCAGATAGTTTGGTCTATAACCTTGAACAAAAGATTAGAAATCAAACATCACCAATCATCATTAATCCGACATATATTTCTCAAGGTGTTTATCGAATAAGTAATTATTATTCAAATGACTTAATTAGAGCATTCATCATGATTATTTTAAGCAATGGAACGGTTGTGAATTTACCAGGACCGTTGATTTTTGAAATCATAGGATCGAGTACTTCGGTAGCATACACGTACAACGGTATTACATATTCAATGTTTGTTTCATATCAAAATGGCAATACAACTTTTACATGTGGCTCAACTACTCACACAATCAATCGAGTCATTATATATCGTTTCTAAGGAGGAAATAGAAAATGGCAGTTATACAAATTAAAAGAAGAACGTCTGCTGGCACAGGACCTATTGTGGGAACAGCAGGTACGATTAAAGCTGGTGAACCTTTAATCGATTTAAATGGGACGAATCTATATATATCAAAAGCTGATAAAACTGGTTCAAGTGCAAATCCATTAACGAGTAATGACTATATTGAGTTTGCAAGTAAAGCAAATGCTGAAGCTACGATGGATTCAAAGATTAGTGCACTTGGACTTGGAACAGCTTCCAAAAAGAATACAGGTACAACGAATGGTACGGTGCCTTTAATTGGTGCAGATGGAAAACTTCCAACATCAATTATTCCAGCTGTAAGCCCTGTAACAAGTGTTAACTCTAAAACAGGTGCAGTGGTTATCACATTAGCTGAATTAGGTGGTCTTGCAGCAAGTACATATAATGCACACGTATCAAGTAATCTTCACTTAACTGATGACCAAAGAACAAAGATTGCTAATGTGAAAAATGTTGCGCTTATGCAAGGTGTAGGTGCTAAGTTCGATACGACAAAGACATCATTCGATGCATCAGTTCTTGATAATGGATTAGTACTCCATAGTATTCAGGATACAAACTATAATCCAGTTAAAACTTTTTATTACATCGGTATAGATAAAACAAAAGTACTCACACCAACATCGGTTATTGATGGCGGAATATATTAATGGCAATCATCAGAGTTAAAAGAGGCACATCGGTTCCAACCACAAGCCATTTGACTCAAGTTGGTGAGATGGGTTTCGATACAACAAATAATGAATTATACATCAGAGGTAACAGTAGTGTCATTAAAATAGGTGGTGGATTCTCACTATTATATGAGGGCAATCTTTCGATACCTACGACCATTACAGTTAATAACATTTCGCTCAATAGATCGATTAATCTATATGGTAAGATCCTAGCGTTTGAGGTTAGAGCCGTTACAGCCACAGATTCTTATGAAACACATATTATTTACGGTAGGATGGGTACGAATAGCACAACATCAGCAAGTCCAACATACGATAGACTTTATTCATGGACTACCTTCGATGGCCAATATTTCAAAACACATTCATTCAAAGCATATGTTTCAAACTCAATCTCAAATACGATGACGATTGGATATTTAAGACATTTGATTGGAAACTTTAGTGGCACATCAATCGCATGGACTACGAACACATCAACAACTGTTTACTTAGAACGTATTTGGTTGGTTAACTAGTATGGCTTATACATTAACCATCCGTAGTATAAGTCCTACAAGTGCAGCAAATACAGGAAACATTGGTTTAGTGATTAATTTCACATTATCAGGTAGTGGAGTCTCATTACCTGGTTTTTCTTTAAGTCTGTATGATGCACTAACTGGTGGAACTTATGTAAAGTCTTTATATTATGATGACATCAACGATTTACAAAGCGGCATGGCTTATAGCGTTTCATTTACTGGGGTTAGCCCAGGAACGTATTATGTTGAAGTATTCTTTAAAGCTCCAGGTTCAACAAGAAGAACTATCACTATCACTGGTTCATCTGGTGCTACTGAACTGATTACATTAAATGGAAGTAAAGTCACATCAAACTCGCTAAATGGGAGTCAAATTACAAATGAAACAGTTAATGGAGCCAAAGTATATGGCTCTTAATAGGAGGAGGAATATAAAATGGCAATAATTAAAAACTTACAATCAAGGGTAGGGGTAGATGTTAGTTATCACCGTATCATCGGTATCAATATGAATTATCGAAGTAGAAAGATTTTACTTTGTGTCGCATCCTACATTTCAAAGGATAAGAGATTTGATAATTGTGAGCCTTTAGAAGTCGTAGATATCGAAGTACCTGATGTTGATTTTGATTTATTTATCAATGAGGATCCTAGAGGTATTGCGTATCTTTGGTTAAAAGAAAACGTTGAGGGTTTTGAACAGTCAGCAGATGATTTAGAAGTAGAGGAGGGTGTATGATGCCTAGAAAATTTACTAACAGCAAGCTAACAGAAATCGTAGTGAACATGTTTGCTATGAATGAAGTCATGTTTATTTATTACTGTGGCTCGGATAACTACAAGACGAAGCAAAAAAAGTCTGACACAGATTTAACGGTAGTTCTAAGTAGCTTCAATGGCATCATTCACGCCTCAATTGAAGGCGTTGATATATTCGCTTATGGATATGAGAACTTTTTACAAAGACAGTCTATGAATGACACATTGCCACTTTACAACCTGATTCATTCGGATGATGTGATCAACATGGCAGATAATCTGATCTATCTAAATCCAAGTTATCAAACGGAATATAACAGTATCACAGCTTTGAAGTTTGAAGATGTATTACCTCAATACCTAGATGCAGTCATTGAGTATTTCAATCAACTCGTCAATGTTGAAAAGGTGATAGTCAAAAGAAGCTATCACATTATTAGAATTAGGGGTATTTTAGAGAAATACTTAGAAACAGGAAAATACGATGTCAACCTAAATGAGGTGTGGTTGAACAAAGTGTTTGAACATAAGAAAAACTGGGATAAAGAGTTGAACACACCTGACCACTTAACCCAGTTAAAAACATATCTTGACGAAATAATTACAATTAGAGAAGGTTTGAGAACTTGAAAGTTAAATACTTAATATTAACAATTGTAGGATCCATTGGTTCCTTAGCCTCATACCTATTTGGAGGATTTGATAAATTGTTAATCGCACTCATAATCTTCATGATTATTGATTTTCTATCTGGTTTAATTTTAGCAATCGTATTTAAGAAGAGTAGTAAAACAAAAAATGGCAGAGTGAGTAGTGAAGCTGGTATTAAAGGACTAGCTAAGAAAATATTCATTCTGTTTTTAGTTGCCTTAGCTGAACAGCTAGATATTGTATTAGGTACGAATCTTGTAAGAGATGGAGCTGTGATCGCCTTCATATCGATGGAAGGTGTAAGTATCCTAGAAAACTCAACGCTTGCAGGATTGCCTGTTCCTAGAATGATTAAAAATGCACTTGAAGTGCTAAGTAAAGGTGAGGATAAGAAAGATGAATAATACAGAATTAATAACGACCATCATCAGTGTGATACTTTCACTTGTATCTATTGGATTAGGTTACTGGTCAAAAAGAAACTCGAAAGCAAAAGTATACTATGAAACATTTATCAAAGTCGAAGAACAAATTAGAAAGCTTTGTATTGATGCAGAAAAGAATTATACCAAAGGCGATCAAAAGAAGAAATACGTGATCTCAAATATAAATCAGTTCCTGCTTGATCAGAAGATTACAATTGATCTGGGTACTATTGACGGAATTATTGAATCGATTATAGATGTTTCTAACCAAATTAATAAACCAAAATAAAAATGACTTTTAAAGCCATATGAAGCCATTTATTATTGACTAAAATGTATAAATTTGATATAATATATATGTAGCATAACATGTCGGTAACCATTCCGCTTGTTATGCTACTTTTTTTATTTTGACTTATATTTATGCCATTTAATTGTTCACTACCTTAGACCTCGTATTAGGAAAATTATCCTTTTATGAGGTTTTTTCATTTTATACCGGCAAAATCAAAAAAAGATGCCATTAACCATTGAGGAGCGATGAAATATTTCGTTAAATAGATCAAGCACAAGCAATCATTCATCCAAGAGTTTGAACCAATTCTTTGGAATACGATGGTAAACGAAGCGGTCGTAAACAAAGACAATAAGATTAAGTTCAAGTTTAAAAATGGACGAGAAATTATCATTTAACGTTAAACAGCCTCAACAACGAGGCTTTTTTCAATATAGAGATGTAGACAAATGGACATTTTTATTGTATATTAAAGGTAGTCTGATAAGGTAAGGGAATTATTTCCTCAAAGTAATTGAGTAACGCGATTTGTATATTAACTCTTTCGGGAAGCGGGAGTTAATATGCTTAAAGTCTTACAAGT